GGATTCCTACATACCTGCCAAGTGACGTAGTCCACAGTGATCGTGATGGACTTGGCGTGGTTTGGCGGGATATTTATCAGGACGCGGTTTGCTGCAAGTCCTGGCTCAAACTTCATACTGGGGTGTAGCCACCCAGGTTCTCTGCCTTCGATGACATCTACGATGTTCTGCTGATGGGGGAAGGTCTTGCTATGGAGAAAGTTCTGGCGGAACTCTGCGAAGGTCAGGTCGTGAGCATCGCCAGAGGCGAACTGTTTATCCTTGAGACCTAGGCGGGTTCGATCTACCTTATCTGCAAATATCTTATCTGTGCGGCGGTAATACTCATAAGTCTTAATGGACTTGCCAGCAGAGGCAGTAGCCGCCTCAACCGTCATACCTTCTGCTACAGCGCCGAGGATAATTCTCTTGGCGATGTCTGCTGAGTTCTCAGCCATTAGTCTCCTAGGACCGGCTGGGCCGGAAGTGATTTTATTTAGCGGGCTGAGTAATTTAGCGGATCTAGGTATTAGATAGACCCCACCCGACTAAAAGGCACCGCCAGGATCGGGCTTGACGCCCGAGGGAGCTACAGCGAACTGAGGGGTAAGTCAGTACTCGGCCTAGGGGCCTCGTAAGAGGCAACCGTACGGGTCGCGAAGGTCTTCCCCGCTTCGCTCCCCTACTATATACTAAGGCAGGAAATTTAACGCATTTCCCGTTTTATTTCTGTGATGTCTATCACACTGGTAAAAGTGCTGGTCAGAGGCCACTTTCGGCCTTCACTTTAGCAAATATTTGTTGTTGGGGATTATAGATGTATGCGCACAAAAATTCGGTATGATGGGGTAGTGCCTAGCCCTGCGCGGTGACCCCCTACCCCCTGCCCTGCCCTGCGCGGGGGAGATAGCGGGGAGATATGGGGGAAAGTGGGGGCGGTGACTCTACTATCGGCGGGGAAAGGTTAAACAATCGGCAAGCCTTAGCCCTCATCATCTGCCCTCGTTGTCTGCCCTGATCTGCCTGACCCTGACCCCTTGACCCTGCGCCCATTGGATCACCCTCGCCGTCTAGCTCTACAAGTTCTCAGGAATCTCTCAAGTTACTAAGACGGGCGAGCCGGTAACTTACCAATGAGTAACAAGATCGCCCGCAGATTGGCCACAGATAAAAGCTAGGCGCCTGCCTGTTGTATGGGGGAGGCTGTGGTATCTTTTACCTATTGGGAAACACCCAAAAGAAAGAGGGAAAGAAATGGCCACATATCACGGCTTAATCAAAGTTAGTTGCATCGCTTGTGAATGGACAACTACTAACGATGAAACTATGGAAATGCTCAACGATCAAGACGGCATCTGTCCACAATGTGAAAAGCAATTCTTCAAATGGGAAAATGAAGACGGCTCTATTGTTGTTTCATTGACTCAAAACATAGACGGATTGCACACCTACGACAACTTAACAATGAGAGGCTAATGAAATGACAACAGAAACCTGTCTTATTTGTTTTGATGATTACCTCACAGAAAACACAAAAGACCACCAATGTCCTGAGTTTTGGTCTTGTGGTGCTTGTGGTGAATCTTGCGAGATTGAAGATGGAATAGTGTCTCTCAATCAAGGTTTCAAAGAGTTCACACATAAAGCCGAACTATGCCCCGCGCAGGATGAAATAGAAAACCCAAACCTTCCCCGCACTTGCGCCGATTTCGTTTCACATCCTCACATCGTGGAGCAGAAAATCTATTCAATGAGTGGCGAATACAAAGAAACACGCAAGGGTGGCTGTTATGTCTGCCAAATGGCTTTAGCATCAGAAGAGCAAGGAACAACAGAAATAGCGCGATCTTTGTTCGATATTGGAATCTCTTGCGATGTGCATCAGACGGGCGGTTTTACTATGTGTGTCTATATCAAAACTGGCGAACACTCTTTCATATATGCAAATGAAGAGGGATTTGGGATCTACGAAAACGACGAAGATTACGAACCAGAAAGCATCTATTTTGGCGACGATTTCAAAAATCAAAAGCCATCAGAAAAGGCACAAAAGATCGCAGAAACAATGAAAGCAAAAAACCTGCAAGCATTGGAGATTTAAGACCGAAACGCCTTCGGGCGTCGTGGCGTAATTCGTCACCTGACGAGGTCAGAAACTAGAAAGAGGAAAGAAATGACAACAGCAACAATGAGCAAGAAAGAACAAAAGCAGGCCGACTATGACTACGCAAAGAAACAACTTTTAGAGTATTACGTCAACGAGGGCGACACTGTTTACACTGTTTTGAGATCTGTTTCTTCTAGCGGTATGAGTCGCACCATCTCCCTCAAAGTGGCAAGAAATGGAAAGATCCTAGACCTTACATACTTTGCCTCCGTTGTTTTGGGGTGGCCATTGGTGGAGAAGAATGGATCCCGCGCCCTGCGCGTCGGTGGCTGTGGGATGGATATGGGCTTTCACACTGTCTACAGCCTCGCATCTGCCCTCTTTCGTGATAAGTATGAGGGACAGCCTGACAAAGTAGACGCAGGCTACTCATTGAGTCAGGCGTGGGCATAAATGAAACTCAACAAAAGAGGGAAAAGAGTGCGGGCGGTCTTGATCCTTGCGGGCGTTGTCTTCATCTTGTGGGCATCGGGGCGCATATGGTGGACAGACGAGGGCTACTGTTTCGGATCTATGACGGCCTGCGTCGGCTTATAGCGTGGAGGCGTACTGTCTCGCAGGGGAAACCCTGCGGGGCGGTCTGTCGCTAGGCAGAAACTACAAGAAAAGAGGCAAGAAATGAAACAATGCAAAAACTGTGAGAGTGTTGAATTGGTATTTAGTGGCGTAGACGCCTTTCTTTTGGGCGTACCTACGGAGACTTTCTGCTATCCCTGCGCCAATCAAGAGGCACAAAAGGGGGCGGTCATATGCTAAAAGAGAGGCTAGAGCTACGGGCTACCCGTGACGGAAATGCGATCATAGGCTCATTTTATCGCGTAACGGCGTGGAGGGGAGAAGATTATCTAGGGGAGGGGATCTATTCCGGCTATACGAAAGCCGAAAGTCTGCGGCTAGCGCGTGAGAGCGTGAAAGAGAGAGGAGGTCTAGGGATATTTGCTAACGCTTAGAGGCGAGCTATCGCACTCTTTCCGACGTATGGGGGAGAGTGTGGTAGCCTGTTCCTAATGGTTAGGGCAGGGCTTAACGGATGAAAGAGAGAGAAAATGCAACTTCAAGAGATAGATACATTGCAAGACCTAAAGGTATGGGTGGAGGAGAATATGCCCAATGCGGAGGTCTATGAAGATATGTACGGCACAATCACTATTCGCACCAACCTGGGTGCGTCAATGGGTGGATACTTATTCGAAAGAGGTGAGGCGCTATGAGTAATGCCTACGTCGTTTATGTAAGTGAGTACGAGGACAAGACAGAAGATCACAAGCCTATTGTTTATTCGGTAGAGATCTTTTCGGAGGATGAGGAGAGAGAAATCTCTTATGCAAGAGGCTGTGCGTCAATAGCTGACGCCGCTTATGATGCCTTTAAGGGGATAGAACTATGAATGAGTGCGTATATTGTGAGGGCGTAGCCGATTTTCAATGGCTAGACGGGGGCTGGTATGTATGTACCGGCTGCATCAAAGAGGGACAGACCGATACTGAGGCAGAAGAGGGAGTGGCATAATGAATAAAGAGTATCTAATCGCTAAGGCAGACCTATGCAAGGATCTAGCCATTGAACAGCTAACCAATGGAGATAATGAAGAGGGCGTCAAAAATCTTAAGCGGATGATACGGGCGCTAGAGGAGATCAACCTCATTAACTACCTAGAAGAGAGAAGAGGATTATGACTAGTTTCCATCCTAAAGAATATGATCTTATCAACCTATATGAGGTCACTGATGAGCAGGGTGTAGCCCTGTGGGGCGGTAACAATGAGGGTGAGGCTGTCCTTTGGTGGCTTAAAGGGGATCAGACTGGCCGAATTTTGGTATCTGCCTGGGATAGTGACGAGGAGGATGCCTATATGATCGGTAGAGCTATAGATATCACCGATATTGTGAGGCAGACCTATGAATACTACGGGTTAGACTAATGACTTTTAGCCTAGGAATACTAGCAATTCTGCTGGTAACATATGTACTTATAGTAATGGAGGACAAGTTTAATGACGGAGATCGCTAGAAGGATAAAGACGGCCAAGCGTGGCGCAGTACGTCAACGAAATTACCGGCGAGCAAGGGATAGGGCAATGACTCGCCTAGCTACTGCTTACCCTGAAACATACAAAGAACTGCTCGAACAGGAGAAAATTGTAGATGAACAGATGGGTAAGAAATGGCTTGATATTGACGGCAGCACTGACCAGTATATGGATCCTGACTCCGATACATCACCTGCGGGTGGAGGAGAGGGCGACAAAGCCAGCTCCAGTGCAGACCAAAGCAACGATGGAGGAGAAGCGTGAAAATAAAGCACTTATCGTTAGTTACCTCCGCGCCCTCGGTTACGATGGGAAGCAAAGAAGTTGTGCCGTCACCCTATGGACCCGTGAGAGCAGGCTTGACCACCTCGCCGATAACCCAAGATCAACGGCTTTCGGAATTGCTCAGCTCCTTAGAGAGCGTAGTAGAAAACCTGAACTACAAATCCTTCACGCTATACGATATGTTGAACACCGCTATCGAGGAAATTTCTGCAGTGCTCTCCAACACTCAGACCGAAGAGGGTGGTACTGATGCTGACGGGAGTTAGTTTATTTGCTGGAGTCGGAGGCTTCGACTTGGCTATGCAACGTCAAGGAGTTAAGGTCGTAGCTAGCGTAGAGATAGATAAGAAATGCAACGAGGTGCTGGCAAAGCACTTCCCTGAAGCAACACAATTTACAGATGTAACTACAGTAAAGGGAGAGGATTTAATAAATGCAGGATTTAATCCAAGCAAAGGAATTATTACAGGAGGATTTCCCTGCCAAGACCTCTCAGTCGCTGGCAAAAGGGCTGGTCTTGCTGGCGAAAGAAGCGGGTTATTTTGGGAGATTGCAAGAATTGTGGACGAAACGCAAACCGAATACTTCGTTATCGAAAACGTCCCTGGTCTGCTATCCAGTAACAACGGAGCAGATTTTGGAGTCGTCATCGGGACGATGGCAGACCTCGGGTATTCTCTTGGATGGAGGGTGCTTGATGCTCAACACTTTGGAGTACCCCAGCGAAGGCGTCGTGTCTTCATCGTTGGGCGACGTTCTACTAGCGAAGGCGTTGCCGAAATACTCTTTAAGTCAGAAGGCTTGCGAAGGGATCCTTCGGAGAGCAAGCAAGCGCGGCAAGAAACTACCGGAAGCGTTGGAGAAAGCTTTGGTCAGACAGGTTTCGCAAAGTACAGCCCAGGAGTAACCACATTAACTGCCACCTCATACAAAAGACCTGAAGACAATGTTGTGGTTCACAAAGAGTAGACGGGCGCAGAATGTGGATGACTATGAAACTTGGGTCCAGGGGGGGGTAATGCCTACACTAAACGCTTTTGATAATGGCGACATCCGAACTACTATTTTAGTAGGTTGCTTTGAACTATGGGATTTCCCAACTGAATCGGTAGCACCAGCAATGACTAGTAGAAGGGCAAGAGATTTGATTAAGTATGAAGAACCGATAGTCTTTTACGGGAACAGAGTTGCCGATATTAGAATCCAGGATAACAAAGTAAATACTTTACAAGCCCGTATGGGAACAGGTGGAAATAATATGCCGTTAGTAGCTGAACCAAGCGCTTATGTACGCCGCTTAACGCCGGTAGAGTGTGAGAGATTACAGGGATTTCCTGATGACTGGACAGAAGGACAGTCAGACTCTCAACGATACAAGCAGATGGGAAACGCGGTAGCTGTACCAGTAGTTGAGTGGATTATTCAGGGTATATCTGATACACTCTGAACCGCCCTCCTTTCGAAGGACTAGCCCTCACTGTTAACCTCTTTCCAGTGGGGGTTAGTGCTTTATCCGCCGTTACTATAGAACCCTGGACCCTTAAAGGTGATAGCAGGAGAGGACCATACACGGGTCATAGAATTATGACAGTCAGTGCAGACGGGTTCAAGGACCTGAGCGTGGATAGACTGCTCGATTTCTCTAGTGCTACCGCACTCACATTTGAAAGCGTAGATCATAACTTTACTGCCTCTTCTATATCTAGGTAACCTACTAACTTGTAAACCTTATTCTTATTCTCAAACTCGGTAGTCACTGGCATCACTTGTGTATACCATTTAGGTTCAGGCAGATCCATAAGATCAAAAGAATAGATACCAAGCGGAGTGGAGTTAATGTAGTACGGGATAAGATCTCGCTCTGCTGCCTGAGTGATGAGCTTGCGGTATTTAATCTCTTCGATAAGCAGGGTTTGGTAATGAGTCTGCCTACACTTAAGTTCAATATAGTGAGCAGCCTTCTCACTGGTGCAGTCATAAGTATCATACATCCCTGGACTCTTAACCAAGTCAGGGTAGAGACTGCCTTTGAGGTAGTTAAATAACTCTTCTTCTTTCACCGGAAGGGTGTCTCCCCACCTAATTCTTCTTGCAGTCTACGCAGTGAGTTGGTACACCTACGATCAGCAGTAGATACTGCACACTCTAGGTACTGCGCTATCTGCTGCAGAGTAGCGTTCTCATAGTGGCGCATACGTAATACAGCCTGATCCTGCTGGTCTAGTTTGAGAAAACACTTCTTAATATCTATCAGGCTGATGAGTAGGTTGCCACCTTCTGCTGGGCTAGATGATCCGCGTGGCTGACCATCGTTAATCATCTCCTGCACTTGCTCTAATACTGTGCCATCTATGACTGATGCAATAACAAATGGCAGTAGCTGACCAAGGGTAAAGGTCTGGTAATAAACCTCATCGTTGATCTGATAGCCAGACTTGTTAGCCTTCTCCTTGCGTGCATAGCGTTCAACTGCACGCTTCATCTGCCAAGCGATACGACTTTGGTTATGTTCTAATTGCTTAGGATCTTCAACACTCATCTGCTCAGTGATGTAGGCGTTACGCGTAACAGCCCACGCTATACACTCCTGAGTAACATCTTCTCGCTCTACCCAATGCTTGTAGCGCCGGTGGACTGCATAAGCAACCGATGGCGCTAACTCATAGACAATAGGGTGGAGTTCACTCATCAGGCCACGTCTCGTCAAGGACCATCATTGCAATAGCAGAATAGTTAAGTAGATCCAGGAATGAATCACGCAAGGACTCGTTGCTAGGCTGCACGCCTGAGTCAAGAAGGTTATTGATGCGAGCTATCTTATCCCACATACGTACACGCAGACCATTAAGTGCTCCACCTGGTGAGTGAGCAATATTCTTTGGGCCGTAGTCGTGATGCTTACGAATGAGTAGGTTACCTGCGGTATCCATAATGCGCCAGACATCTGTAACAAACTCTGGATCTACCTTGTCTCGATAGGTCGTATCAAGATAGTCTCGGTTGCCGTATCCACTTCTAGGATCTGGAAGCCCATATGCTGTATAGTCTGTAGAATCATCTGCCATTCTTCTTTACTCACCCTTCGATTCACCTACTAACAAAGCCCGCGTAGCGTCTGCTCCGTGTGCTAGGTAGTAGTCATTGATGTCCATACCTGGTGGTAGTGTAACAATAGTTGAGTTCAATATCTCATTGGCGACACGCTTGGCAAAGTCAGCGCCAGGGTTGGACCCATCTTCCTTAATATCATTATCGCCTACTACAAAGACAGTGTCATAGCCAGTAAATAGCTTGGGAAAGTGTGGCTTCCAAGACTGTACTCCTGGGACACCCACTGCTGGGATACCCAGCATCCCGCTAGTAACGACTGCATCTAGTTCACCCTCGCAGACAACTATGTAAGGGGACATCTTCAACACATCTGCAACATTGTAAAGGTGTGCCTTCTGCCCAGTAGGTGAGCCATACTTAGGCTTGCCATCATCTAGGCGTCTAAACTTAAAGCCTACGCAACTGCCACCGGCGGTGATGTAAGGGATAGAGATCCATCCTTCATACATCTCGTGACCATTCATCGCATCAGTTACTGTGCCTAGTTCAAAGCGAGCAGCTACTGTCTCAGATATCCCACGTTCGTCTAGCGCGACTAGAGTTTCCGGACTTACCTCTTGGGCGTATCGCTGCGCCGCTTCCAGTAGCAATTTCGACTGCGCGTTTGAGGCCATCCTTAAACTCCAAGTTCTCTATGATGCAGACAATACTCACTGCATTACCACCCTTACCGCAGGTATGGCAGAAATATAAATTGTTATACGTATTTATTACAGCAGACCTACGAGTATCACTATGCAGACAACACTTAACTGATACATCCTGTCCTTCTCGTACTTCCCCACCGAAGTAGGAGACGATAGGACCTATGGGGACTGAGTTTGCATCAGTGGAACGGGAACTCCCGCGACCTTTACCCAGCCTTGACCAATCTTGTGTTGACATTCACATCCTCCGCACTTCTCGTGCCAGTGTGTGGCACGCTTCAGATGGTTGAGTGAGTTCTCCTCACCTGCCTTAAGACAGTTCTCGCAGATCATATCTTCGTTGCCCTCTTCTTAGGAGCAGGCTTCTCAGCAACGTACTCTTCTACTGCTTCTTCAGCATCAGCTTCTGCGATTGCTTCTTCTAGCGCATCAGGAATAAGTATCTCTGATGTAGTGATTTGACCTTCCGGAACTGGCATCTTCTTCTCCTTTAACCATTGTGTTAGATCCTGGATTACCCAAGCCTTATCTATACCAGAGTTGCGACGCTTAACTACAACATAATGCAGTGGCACTTCCCCAATACCACGAGCCTTAGCGTAGTTAAGCGCCTCAACTTCTGCTTGCCTCCAGAACTCCGGCAAGTCTAGTCTCGCCGTGTTCTTGAGTTCTAGTATGTATGTCTGTCCCGCGATAACACATACTAAATCACCTTCGTCATCTTTACCCGCTAGACGTAAGCGGTCAGCTACTTGACCCATAGATCGTAGCAACTTCATAACATCTACCTCAAAGGCAGCGCCCTTAGCCTTATTGTACTTGGGGTTGCTCATCTACCAGTACAACCTTGTTGATCTTATAGATCACATTGCCTTCTTCATCTTTGACTAACTCGACAACTCCAGACTGAAGCAGAGCACCAACGAAGTTGGTTAGATCTACCTTGATTGCATCAACGTCTGTACGTAGCGCTTCAATCTTAATATTATCTCGGTACTTATTTGATAAACTTTCTTCAGCCATTTGATTCCCTATCTATTGTTGGACTATGTAGTCGCCTTGATATCCATTTACTACATCATTTCTTAGCATAACACCCCAGGCATTTTTATCAGAGATCTGACAAGCAGCATAGTTTACGAACAGTGTTACGTAATCCTTACCATCTGCAGCGTGTGGCCCAAAGCGGTTCTTGACTGCAGCTACCTTCAACTCACCATTAGTTGGGTCATAACCCAGCGTTAGGATCAACGCCGGAAGCTGACTTACCTTGCCGTGAATGGAACGTCTAGCAGGTGGCATAGATGGTGATCCATACTCACTCTGCTCAGATACGTGGTGTAGCACAAGTACGCAGGCTTCAGTCTTACGTGCCATATCGTGCAACTCCATCATTATCGCACGTAAGCCAGCCCACTCATTGTCAGTCTCTGCTGCCACATTCATTAAGTTATCTATGACAATCAACTCTGGAGCGTGACCATAGAGTTCCACATATGCTCTGATCTCTAACTCAATATCATCTAGTGATGGTGATGAATCAAAGACCCATTTAATATGTTCTAGTTTGCCAAAGTGTTTGTCGTAGTAGTGCTTGTTGTTAGATAGGTTTGACTCTACTGATACCTGGGAGTGACCAGATGCAGCAGATGCTGCTCTCATCATCACAGTTGTAGTGTCTGTATCTGCTGAAAAGAAAAGAGTTGGCACGTTTGCCTTCATCGCATAGATAAGAGCAAACATAGACTTACCAGCGTTAGGAGCTGCAGCCACCATACAGACTTGTCCTCGCCGGAACTTGATCTGCTTGTATGCTAGCCCCTGCCACACGTCAGGAAGAGGTGTTGCTTTGGTAAGCACCCCACTCCAAGCGCGTGATAAGTCAAGCAATGCCTTCCCCCTTTAATGTTATACGTCGTTTACGTCTGATTAGCCTGCGTTCACCTTCAGCGACGCCTCCCCAAATGCCGTGACTTTCATTCTGTATTCCCCACTCAGCACACTCTGCTTGATGTGGACACCTTCTACAAATTGATTTAGCCATAACCATCTCGGTACTATTAGAACCTCCAGCTACCTTTTCAGGAAACCAGAAGTCGCCACCGACTGTCGCGCAAGCAGGATTCTCATAGAACCTTGGCTCGCGCACCGATCATCGGATCCAGATAGTTTCGCACTTGTCTGTCGCACCCTTTGGTGCAGCACACATATATCCATTCCAAGGTCCACGAGCTGAAGTGCCTGAACGTAGAGCCATCACACCGTGACGACAAGTTTGTGCTCCGTCTGTTGCAGGAGCAGCAACTGGTGTTGCGTTAAATGCCTGAGCGATTGATGCAACTGTTGGTGCAGAGGCAGCGACTGCTCCACCTGATAGTTCATTACCAGTAGCGCGAATATTGAGTGCGTTCATAGCAAGATCTGCTAGTCCCGCTTCTAGTTCTGACACTGATGCAGCGTACAGATTGATGAGTGTTCCGTCGGCTAACTTGTAGTTCACCTGGAACTTAGTTGTATCGGGTGCTGACATTTATTTTCCTCCACTTGGTTTGATGTTTAATCTTGCTGTCTCTAATCCAATACTTACTGGGACATAACCAATAAGTTCTTTTACCTTTTCTTTGTCAACTGTCTCACGACCTTTAACCTTTGTCCAACTGATTTCAATACCACTGGCTGTAACACCAACGGTTCCTTCGAAAGAACTTTTGATTGAATCTCTTTGCGTTTCTAGCTCTTTGATCTTTGCATCTAATTGTAGAAAGTGCAAGGCGTTCTTGTCAACTTGCTCGTCCTCAATAACTATTTCACTAAGGACGATATGTTCTTTTTTTAAGCCAACGCAACCCATCTCACCTGATGCGTCGTAGTACTGACAGTAATGCTTGCAGAAAGATTCGTCCTTTTCAGGCTCTGGAGCACTCTCCATCCTCTTGATCTCAGTTAACCACTCCATTGCTTCTAGTGCAACATCTTCATCGTAGGGTTCTGAGTGAACCTTTACATCCTTCTCAGCACCGTCACGAGCTATAGCAACTAGGTTGACAGTGTTGACTGTGTGACCATTCTGCGTTAATAGATAGCCATAGATCTGTACCTGCCAACGCTGTTGCTTTGATGGGAAGTAGGAAAGGTTCTTAACCTTGCTTGTCTTCCAGTCAATGACTGCGCCGGTGCTAGGTATAAATAAATCTACGTGTGCTTTCATATCACCGTGTGCTACTGCAGCTTCAACTAGGTAATCTTTACCATCTGGATCTATGTGTCCGATTGCCTCTTCGATTGCTGCGTGAATGGCAGTACCCATAATTGCTGCGAGCTTTGATTGGTTATCATTAGTCTCAGGTTGACTGTTCAATCGGTACCAGACTTTACGACGGCAACCACCAATCTCTGATGGACCTACCTGTGTCTGAGTACTGCGATCACGAGAGGCATCCTTAGCGTGGAGCACTGTTAATAGCAGTTCCTTGGGATCTGTAATCATTGCGGGTTCCTTACAATAAATGCAGCACCTGGATAGTTGGCTGCTTCTAACTGTTGTGCTATCTGTTCACGAAGTTCTATCTCCATAAAGACTGGCGCTGCTGATCTGCGACCAGATTGTATTGCTTCCTCTAACGCATACTTCAGTGTCTTATCCATTATCGCCTATCTCTGTACTGTAGAAAAGCATCTAAGGCATAAGCTCCGACGAAGCCAAAGAGTAATCCAAAGAAAAATTCAAGCATCTTCCTATCCCTTCTGTTGAGTAACTAATTGAATCGGAGGACAGGTATTCACGTCAAGTACCGACGCGATCTTTATTGCCTTCTCTGCTACTACCTTAGACATAAGCAAGGACTTGTAGGAGTTAGGCTTGAGTGAGTAGAGATAGCCAAGAGCAAATGCTCCACCACTACCTGCTGTAAAGAGTCCACGTTCGCTGGCGTTAAATGATAGATCTGATCCGATAGAAAACAACATCCCATCGAAGGCAACAAGGTAGGCAAAGTTAGCTTCCTTATCGGATGCGTCGTATCCATTATCCTTAAAGGCAGCGTAGATGCTAGGCAGTACCTTCTTGCCCATCCACTCCACCGGATCGTAGTTCTTATACGTTGGTGGTTTCCAATTAAACGCGAGGATATCTCCAGGTCGTGAGTCGCCCGTGATACCTAGCAGGTAGTCACCCACGCTTACGATCTTGGGTGTCTGAGTAGATATGATGCGCTGATCGTTATCGGTGATCTGCGAATCAGCAGCCATCACTACGAAGTCAGGTCCTTGGATACCTACCAGAGTTGTCATTGGCAGATCATATCACGGCGTGTCGCAAGACACACTTTTGGCAGATAGGCGTGTATAATATGAGCCGTAGGCGAATAACAGTAGGCGGCCCTAGACGGGCCGAGGAGTATGGAGGCCCGACAGTATGCTGCTCCGTCTACTCTCCCTGCAGAAATTCATAGGCAGAAACAGATCCTACAATGGCCTTCCTAAGCCCTTTGGAGCCGATCTCAGGGGTTTAGGCCCCGTCCACGCCTGTACCTGTGGCTGTACCGTATTCAACATTATGGCAGCCTTTGAGGATTATGACATAGCTTGGTGGCACCTCGACGGAACCTGTGCCAACTGCGGGAATCTGCTCACAATTCCCTGCCCTGTGGATAACCCTGATGGACCACAAACTAACGAATATTAATGAAGAAGCCAGGACTGGTCTATGCTCAGTCTGTGGTCCCACCAAGATTAAACTCAGAGATAAGAACCGACCCCTTCGTGGCAGGTATCGGTGCAAGGCAGTCTATAAACGTAACATCATCAAGAGCCAGTACCCATACGCAGTCCACAAGAAGGAATCCTGTGAGCACTGTGGCTTCATACCAGTCCACGTCAGCCAGCTTGACGTTGACCACATTGACGGGGATAGATGGAACAACGACCCGACTAATTTACAGACGCTCTGTTCTAACTGTCACCGCTTAAAGACACACTTGCATAACGACAACGACTCTGGTATTTTTTAACAGAAGCGGGGAAACCAAGTACCCGCGAGTGCTGGACAAAACCCTTACAGTCTTCGCGGCCTGTAGGGGTTTCGTTCTTTTCTGGCATAAAAAAAAGAAGCCCCCCACCCAGGATTTCTCCTGGACAGGGGGCCATTGCCTCGCGCTTATGGGCTAATTACTTAGCTCCACGTCCAAACTCTGTTGCCTTTGGGTCTAGTGCCTTGAGCAGTGGACCTGCGATAGCAGCGATACCTGCTGTTGCTAAAGCCTTTGGATCTGTAACTCCGGCAAGGTATAGCGCAATTACTGACGCTACTCCTGCGCGGAGGTATGTTGATGCGATAGCGATCAATTTCTCTTTGTTCATTTTATCTCCTTAGGATTTGAATACTGGCTTACCAAAACCAACGACAGCCACAGGTTGTGACTTACGTAGTTTGGAGCCATTCTTCTTTTTGTAAGCGCGTACCTTCAGGCATACTTGCCCTCCGTTACGCTGGTCACCCTTCTTATCTGGGGCTGTGTTGCCTTCGATACAGGTGACTGTGCCATCGCCGTTATCTTTAACGACAATGCCAACGTGTGAGATTCTGTCAACGCCATCTGATGGGAAATCAAAGAACACGATATCTCCTGGCAATGGAATTGCCTCTTCTGCCTTCTCCCATTGGTCCTTCTTGATGAAGGCAGTTGCTCCTGCTGGTGTGTATACACAGTTAGGGATCTTTAGACCTACCTGATTAGCACACCAGTTTACGAATGATCCACACCAAGGTTGGAAGTTAGCCTTAGTAAAGGCTCCATACTTTGTTTCATTATCTTTAGGACCTTCAATAGTTCCTACTTCTGCTCTAGCAGTTTCAATAAACTTTTTACGCTGGCTCATCATCTTCCTTCTTTGGTTTGTCTTTTAATCCATTACCTGCAAGTACTGCTCCTAGGCTTCCTGTAAGAAATACAGTGAGCGTAGTAAGTAGTTCGATAAAGGCTCTGTCGTTTGGTGCTTGGTCACCCAATGGTTGTGTTACAAATATCAATGCCCAAAGGATTCCAAATACTGAGCCTAGAAATACCACACCTAGTATTGCTCCAATAAAAACAACAAGTCTTGCCTTAAGTTGTTCGTTGGTAAATCTTTGTCTAGCCATTGAAGGTGTCCTCCGGAAAAATATCTTTTGTACAAGCACCTGTTGCAATACACTGAGGCGGGTTACATTCTGGATTATCCCAGTTATCATATTCCTGACAAGGATATCTAACCCAGCCCTGATAGCTACAACCGCTAAGAGTTATTGCGAGTAAGAAGGATGCGATAAATCTCTTCAACTTGTCGCTCCAATCTGTTTACCGAATCTTTAACACTTGAACCACCGTTAGGTTTAAGTTCATTGAGGTAGTGTTTGACTAGCCACCTGACTCCGCCAGCGAATCCGCCAACTATTGTAATTACTGCTACTGCTACCGTTGCATAGTCTTGTGCTTGCATTAGACCGTCCGAATCGTGACTAGAAGTGTGCCGCCAAAGCCAGAAAATCTCTTATCCTCTGGAGTCTTGTTGATGAAGTCCATCTCTTCGATGATGCCAAGGTATGACTCACCGGTTCTAAAGTCCTGAACGCGGATAGTGTCACCAACATTTTCAACCTGCTCAAGTTGAGACATACGAGCATAGGCAGATCCTTCATAGCCTACTTCGTTGCTGAACTTATCGCTCTCGTGGTCATAGCAGAAGACTGGGTATTGGATCAGGCGCTGACGTGGAACTGCAGGTAGTGACTTCAACTGATAACCAGTAAATAGAGGTCCCTTAGCAGCATTGCTGGTTGAGCGAGTCATAGTAAACTTAAAGCCAAGATACTCTTGTGCAGTAGTTGGGTAGTTTACGTTAATCTCAGGCACGCTCTCACCTTGTGAGAAGATACCAATAGCGTATTCAGTATCGGTCGAATCAATAGATTGGATAGTGATACCGCCATTAGTTGTATCAACGCGAGCTTGTAGCAGTTTGTAGATCTTAGTTTCAAGTGTGTTATAGCGGATGTAACCGGTACGTAAGTATCCACTTGGTACTAGAGTCGTTGTAGATTCAGCCCACACATTGTTTCCAGTACTAAATGCTACTCGGTCTGAGTTGCCAAAGAAGGCAACCTGAGATGCAGTTGCGCTGGTCCCAGCAGCAACAAGATCCCAAGCCCAAGGAAAATACAGAGCATTAGCAATAACAGTCGTAGATAAATCAGTGCGTACCAGACCTGCTTCACCATCTACAAGGGTTGCAATGTAGGCATAACTATCTTTGAAAGCAATAGCAGTACAAGCGGCATCTCTAAAGAGCAATGGCCCATACTGGATATCTCCAGTCGCATCAGATACACCAACTCTAAAACCCAGATTGGTTGCAAGGATGGCGTAAGTACCAAGGTATACATCAAAGTCGTTGATGCGTTCACCACTTGGCATATCAATAATAACAGTGGGTGTTTCTAGCGTTGGGAAACCTAAAGCGTTAGGATTTGTAGCATCCAAGCTAATCTTAAAGACAGATGATGAAGTTCCATTTGGATCATAGCCTGAGATGTAGATGGCCTGTGGTCCTTCTGAGATACTTGACCATACCCAGTTAGCGTTTGGATGGGTAAAGAGTGCAGTAGGTAATCCTGTAGAAGAAGACCTTGTAGCATCTAGTTCATAGATAGCAGGACCGATGGCAGCGATAAGGCGCTGTTTTACATAGCGGATTGTGGCGCGAGTAACAGTAGCATTATAGATTTCAGCATCGGCAGGTGTAGCACCGACTGAACCTTTGTGAACGTGGGTGCCGTTAATAAAGTAATAACTAGTGCCATTAGTAGTAAGGCTATAAATAGTTGATGGGGTGCCAGCTTGGGTAATAGTTGTAGAAGCACCAGCGCTAGTAATCTTCTTGAGTGCAGATCCATCTGTTACAAAGATACAGTCATTGGTGCCATCATTGACGCCGATCATCTGAGCAGGAGCAGCTCCAGTATAAAAACTGGCAGTATCGTTGAGTAGTGTTGCCTGTCCTCTAGTCCAGACATCTATTCCTTTAGACTCTGTATACTGAAAGCGCAGAGACTCTTCTTGAATAGGCTCAAAATACTTAATCCCCGCTCCTAAGTGGAACGAGGATTGAGATCTAACCCACCAGCCGGTGAGCGTCTGCTCACCAGGTTCACGCGTCTGGTCAATCTGTTGCTTACGATACTGCGCTGTTACTCGACGATAAGGTTGCTCATCGGATGCGGCAAGAAAGAACGGAAGAGCAGCAAAGGCTACATCGTAGGCTGGTCCAGTTGGAGTATACGAAGTAGATCCTGCAGGGTTGGAGAGTACGTAGGGTATTCCCTCGGTGATGTCGTCGCCGTATGGCACTGTGACTCCTT